TCGATCTCGTCTGCGACATCCTGCAGGTTCTCCCCCTGCTTGGAGAGGTCGTACGCCTGGACGCGGACTAGAAGGGTCTCGGTCGGGAACTCGTTCAGGAATTCGCCGTTGTCGCCCTCCCAGTAGAAGACCGTGTCCCAGTCGCCGGTGTTGAAGGAGAACCGGACGACGCGCCACCGCCCAGGGATCTCGCTGCCGATGCGCCGGACAGTGGACCACCAAAGGGACAGGCAGGGGTCGTACGCCTTCAGGGCGCGGCGGGCCCGGCTGAGGGCAGCCGACGGAGCCCAGATAGGGTCCGCCGGCTGCCAGCCGATGCGGCGCCGATCTGCTTCAGTGTGCAGTTCGACGCGCTTTCTCACGTGGCATCCAACACTTGGTTAGTCCAGAAGGTGCGGAACACAGGAGTGTCTCCGGCTGCAGGAGTCCACACGTTGCTCAAGTAAGTCGTCAGACCTTCACGAGCCAGGCGGTTCGGAGTCCAGCCATACGGATTGTTGACCGTATAAGGCGTATCCGCAGCAGAAGGAGTTCCAACGCCACCACTGGCAGCCTTGATCTGATTGACAGCAAAGCTACCAGGAACAGTCCATTCACCCGCGCTCACCAGTTGAGTGCCAACAATGTAGTTGGCGCTCGCCAGTTTGAACGGAAGCGGACGAACCCAAACGGTGTTTGCGGCTGTCGCATCAGTCACCGTCGTGCAGTCAGAACCACAATCGACAGTCGGAGTGCCACCAACAGCATCAGTGCGGGTGATGACAATCGACTTGATTGCGCTGAACACACGCCAACAGCGAGCACCCGACAGAGTGGTGCTGGTCTTGGCCCCAACTTCTTGAATAGGATCGCCGAAGTGATCCCATCCATCGACCACGTACGTAAACGTCGTGGTGGCTACGCTGGTTTTGAAGGTGGGATTGAACGGCGTCACCGCCGTAAATTTCCCATTCATTTGAATGCCAGCGAACGTGGCCGCATAGGAAGACGAAATCGTCATCGACTGCGGAACGCCGGCAGTGGCGCTCAAAGTCAATTGCGATGCGCATGCGGCAGCCACGTCCGCCGGAAGAACCTGCAGGACGCTGTTCAGCACGTCATAGCGATATCGACCGCTAAGACTGCCGTTCTTGGTAAGAACAGATGCCATGTTACTGGCCTCCTTTCACGCCGACAGTTCGGTGAGGACAGCGCCCGTGCGGTTACGGACCTCGACGATCATGTTGTCTTCCCACGTCCAGCCGCGCCAGTACTTGTCCTGGTCCGGCAGGCGTTCCCACGTCGCGATGTCGCCCGCCACCAGAGCCTGGAGCGGAGCGGTCTCGAGGATGTGGAACTGGTCCATCGCCAGGAAGTAGACGCGGTTCTGGTAGCAGAAGCGGTCCTTCTCCCACGCGATGCCGTTGAACGTCAGGGTCTTGTGGCCGCCCGCCAGCTCAAGCGTGTTGCTGTAACGCTTGTCCGGCGTCAGCAGCTTCACGTACGAGTTGTAGGTCGGGAACGACGACAGGATCAGGTCGATGTTGGCGCCGTTGAGTTCCTCGGCATCCGACACGGCCTGCTGCATCAGCTCCTCGGTCAGCGGACGGTTGCCCGCGCCGCCGTTGTCGAGGACGATGCCCTTGTTGAAGTCCTGGGTAGAAGCGATGCCTTGGAAGTACACGGTCGAAGTGACAGTGTCGCTTTCGGCACCAACCTGTTGCATGACGCCGCCAGTGCCGCCGCTTTGAATCATGCCGTTCAGCGTACCCGTGTCCGAGAACACGCCGCCGATGCCCATCATCTCGCGACGATAGGCGGTGTCCTTGATCGGCTGGGCCGCCGTCGAGCCAGTCGAGCAGCGGACGATCCAATCGCCAATAGCGCAATCCGCAGTGAAGGTGATCGCAGCGCCGGAGGTGCTGGTGGCTTCAATCGTGACATCCGAGCCGGAGGTCGACACCGCCGAAACGATCACGACATAGTTAGTCGCATCCCACTTAGATGCAACGCCGGCGTTGTTGAACTTCGCCAAACGCATGCCGACTTCAAGATACTTGTCGAGCGTGCCGGCAGCGCGAGTGGTCGCGGCGCCTTCAATCGACTGGTTGATCCTGAGCGTCAGCGTGGTGAGGGCGCCGGTGCCGGCGGTCTTGACTTCGGCGATGCGGCCCGAGCCGTCGTTGTGGATCTGACGGGCACGGTCGATCATAATGTCGTTGACGATGCCTTCCATCTCGATCTGCATCGCCTCGGCGTACGCGCCGCCGTTGGTCTTGCCGTGACGGATGGTGTCGCCGTCCAGAGCGATACGCGCCATGCCCTTGCGGGTGATGGTCGAGTACGTCGCAGCGTTCTGGCGACCAGGGTCGGGGATCACGCCGCCGTAGCCCACGTTGTTCAGGCCGGTCGAGCGGCCATAACGCACGGGGAACACGATGTAGCGACCCGAGACGGCCTGGGTCGGACGCTTGTCCATCATGCTCAGGAGCACGGTGGAGTTGTTGCGGGCGTCCGGCAGGAGCTGCAGGAAGTAGTTGGTGAGAAGGTGATCGTAGTACGGTTGCCCAGAAGCGTACTGGACTCCGTTGGTGTCGGTGATAGCCATGGATCAGTCAGTTGTTTGGTTGTGGACTACTGCACGCCCCGCTTCATCTGGTCGACGAAAGCCTTGAAGCCGGAACGCCACTGACCGCTCTGCAGTTCCTTCGTGGAAGGTTTCGGCAGAGTGTTCGGGGTCAGTCCAGGCGTACCGGCTGCGGGCGGAATGCCGGCCAGTTGAGAGGCGTTGGTAGCCCGTTGGTCACGTTGGGAAGACATGAAGTCGGAGAGCATGTCGGCTTGCATCGCGTGCAGCTCGGCAGCCACCTCCTCCAGCGGCTTGTTGGGGTTAGCCATTTGGTAAGCCGCGACCACAACCTCAGCTTGTTCCCGCGCCTTCGCGTTGCTCTGGTAGAGAGGCATCGCTCCGACAACGGACTTGATGCGATCCATGTGCGACTTGGTGGTCAACTCGTCGCGGAACTTTGTGAGGTCCGCGAGCTGGCTCTGGATCCGCATGAGATCCGATCTGGTCTGCTTGGTGACAGGATCCAGGTCGGAATCATCGAAACTCGCATCGGTCTGCCCAGCCCCGATTTGACGACCATGCAGTTGAGACGCACGTCTCTGGACTTCTGCAAGGGCGGCTTCGGGGTTGGTGCGCATCAAGGTCTCCATCTGCTGCGCGAACTCGATAGCGCCGGCATGCTGCTGCTTCAGCGAGTTCGCTTCCTGGAGACGTTTTTCGGCGGCGGAGGCCATCTGCGCGCTGCGGCGCAGGTCGGCGACCGTCGTATCCATTTCGCGGCCATCCACCTTCAGGCGGACGACGGCGTTGTCGGCGGCGTAGTTGATCGGCTGCGCCGGCTGTTGCGGTTGCTGTTCGCTCACGGGATCACCTCGTAGCCGGCGGCGGCAGCACGGGCGTTCGCTTCATCGCGACCCTTGTTCTGCACGGGAGACGCAAGTTCATTGGCGCGAGTCTCGCCTTCGATCTCCGCACGCTTGGTGTCTTTCGGTCGCCGCCACAGCCAACGAGGCTCGACAGTGAAGGAGCCTGGCTTGCCTGGCACCATGTGGACAGGAAGGGTGGTGCGCTGGCCGTAGTAGCGGAGGCACACCTGGCAGACCACTTCTTCGTACCACGGTTGTTCGTGCTTCGGCTTGTAAGCGGAGTTCCAGTCGGTAGGTCCGACAATGGTGTTGTCCGCGTTGTACTTCAGGTAGACGCCGTGCGTCGGCTGGCCTTCGGGATGCGGGATCCGGCACTTGACGAAGAACAGGTAGATCTCGTTCTCCTTGGCCTTCTCCGCGTCGGTGCGGGCTTTGATCTCTTTCGCCGTCTTGTCGAGCAGGGCTTCGACGTTGTATGCCTCCATCTCGTTCTGCCCCTCGATGGGGAACAGAGGAGTCAGGAGCTTGGTCGATTCGGCCATGGCGACGCGGGACGAGCTCAATTCCTTGAGCTGCGTCGCGATGGCGGCGGCGTTCGCGTGTTCTTCACGCTTGGCCGCTCGGGGTTGGATGGGATTGATTTCGGTCATGGTTCAGAAACTAGGTTGGGACGCTTGGCCTTTTTGGCCTGGGGTGCCCTTGACTGCTTCGGCCATTTGCATGGCCTGCATCTGGGCTTGCTGGATGAACATCTGATGCTTCTTCCAGTGGTCGGTGATCAGCGCCTGCGTCTGCACAGGCAGCCTCTTGAACTCGGGCGTGTACATGTAGGCGATGATGACCGCGATCTCCTTCGCGTGGTCTTCCCATTCCATGACGGGATAGCCTTCGTCGCCGTACCGCAGCGGATCCTTGATCATCTCCTGGATCTCGCGTTCCTGGTTGCGCTCCGCCTGCAGGGTGCGCTTGATGAACTCGTCGCTGGTGTTGTAGTGCAGCCCCTTCAGGATCAGGGCGCGAGTCTGCTCGTCGAACTGCGGATTGAACGCGCCGGCTTGCAGGGCGTCGAGCATCTCCTCGCGCTGCGACCCCAGCGTGTCGGCGACGGTCGGGTTGCCGACGATCACGAAGTCGTTGAGCAGGTCGGAGCCGTTGAACTCCTCGACGACCCATTCGTTGTCTTCGCCCAGGTAGCGCATGACGCGCTTGGGACCGTAGTACATCTTGCCGAGAGCGAGAGCGATCTTGCCGGCGTCGCGCACGGTGCGCAGAGTGGACTTCGACGGGACGGTCAGCGTGATGAACCGCTCCTCGTTGATGGCGCGCACGGCGCTGCCGGAGCGGAGCTGACCAGGCAGTCCCTCGGCGTTGATCTCGGACTGCGCGGCGGCCTTGTTGAGGTCGGCTTCGCACACGTCCATGAACCGCGCCACGTCCGGCGGGATCTGCGGCGGCGGTCCGTGCTGCACCTTGAACGAGGAGACTTCGTTCACCTGGTAGATGCGTCCGCCGCCCACCGGCATGTTGTCGGTGTCGATGCCCGACTGGTCGCCGACGAACGTGTTCGGGAGACCGAACGTCTCCATGAACTGCATCATCACCGTGCGGGCTTCGTTCAGGTAGTACTGCGGCCCGAGCAGGTCTTCGACGAGCGACGCGCCCCAGAACCGGCCAGGGTGCGGGCACCAGTCGTCCTTGACGTACGGCAGATGCGACCAGCCCGTGCGGTCTGCGGCGTAGGGGTTCTCCATCCCGCCGGCACGGTTGAGGTTCAGGATGCGCCCGCCCGCGTACACGATGCGCATGCCGCGCGGGTACTGCTTGTTCGGGCGCTGCCACAGTTCGACGTACTGCGTGCGGTTGTTGCGCTTGTCCTCGGGTTGCGCCCAGTCCACGAGCGACAGGCCGGATCCGTTCGACATGAACGCGATGGCCTCCTCGTAGTTGCGCAGGCCGGCATCCACCTCCATGGGCTGGATGTCTTTGGGATCCATGTCGAACCGCTCGGCGATGCGGTCGATGTCGACGTAGTGCTTCTCGGCGAACCACTGGCAGCCGGCCATCTGCGTGTCGCGGCTGCTCGTATCATGGAACGCGGCAAACGGCGACAGCACGCTAACGCTGATATCGCCGGAGGCGTAGTCTTCGAAGAGTCCACTCTGATCCTTCTCCTGCTTCATCGCAGGCGTGAGCATCTGCTCGGGGATCACGCGCTTCGATCCGGCATCAGCCAGGTAGAAGCGGTCGACCTCGCCCTTGTACGGATCCCAGGTGATCTTGAGGAAGCTGCTGCCGCAGACGGCCTTCCACAGGGTGGACATCATCAGATGCCACTCGAAGTCGGAGACCTCGCGGATGTGCGCGAAAACGCGCTCCGCAAGCTGCGCCAGTTCGCGGTCGCGGCTGGTGCCCGTCGGCGGACGGCAGCGGAACTGGCCGTTCACGGCGAGAACCTTCGCGCATGCGGCGAGCACGCGCGAGCGGATGAGGTTCACCTTGTAGTGGACGGCTTCGTCAGGGTTGTCGAGCGAGGCGTCGTACAGCTTGCCTTGCTCGAAGAAGAACCGCTGCTTGCCCGACCAGAAGGCGACGTTCGAGATCCACGACTCCTCGAGAGCCAGGCGCTCGAGACGCGACTCGTGGAGACCGACACGCTTGTCGATCATCTCGATCAGGTTGCCTTCGTCGAGCTTGATCATCCTGCTCCAGCGGGTCGGCGCGCCATGTATGCGCGGCTGATGGGTTCGGTGGACACCTTCTCGCGGTCGGTGATCTCCATCGCACCGGCGACGGCGGCGGCTTGCGGCTTGTCGGACAGCGACAGCACAGCCTTCATCAGATCGCGATTCTGCTCGGTCAGACGGAGGTTCACGCGAACGAGCGCCCATGCCACCGCTGCCACCGGCAGCGCGCACATCAGCGCGACAATCGCGAGCACTCCGAATTCCCAGCCGTTCAACATCTCAGTAGCCATGGAACAGTCGCTTCTTCTTGGGCTTCGCCGTAAGACGCTTGTCGTACGCGGCCCAGTACCGCTCCGACTCTGTCTTAGGCATTACGGGATCAGGACGCAATAGGCCACGTGTCCATGACTGATCACGGACAGCGAGCGCAATGCCATACGCAATGACCATATCGTCATGCCCACGGGACTCCATCTCGCCCTTGCCGTTCCACCTCTGGTCGCGGAGTTCGTAGAGGAGTTCCTCATCGGGGATGTGGCAGTTGTCGTCGAGGGCGCGCTTGATGCGGTCGATGAGCAGCGGCTTGGTCGTGCTGTTCGTGTGCCAGCCCAGGACTTCAGACACCTGCTTGGAGATCGTGTCCTGGCGTTGCCGCTTGTAGATCTTCTTGTAGCCCTTGTTGATGGCTTCCATGCAGGCGGTGTAGCCGTGCGCGGACGGGTACGTCTCGAACGCCAAGAGGGCTTCGTTGTAGTACCACGACAGCCAGGCGCACTTCGGCCCCCAGACGTGAGGATCGTCGCGTTCCTTCCAGCGCGCCACGACTTCGCAAGTCTCGCCTTCGATCACGACGACGACGGCGAAGTCTCCGCGAGCCAATCCGCCGGCGGTATCGCTGGCCGCGACGTACTTGCGGTTCTCCTCTGGATCCTTCCAGATCTGCAGGCCGCCTCGCGCGTAGGGCTCGAACTTGAAGTTCAATCCTCGAACTCCCAAGCGTGCGCGAAGATCGGAGCGCCGACGAACTGCGAGCTGGGCACGACGTTGAAGTACATGTGCTCCCTGGCTTCGTCGAGCGTCAGGTTGTCGCGCAGCATGATGACTTTGACGCACTTCTCGAAGCTGTAGATGATGCGGTCCATGCCGTCATCGTCCACCCACGATCCGACGATGGCTTCGTCAAACCCGTCCGCTTTGTACATGAGCGGCTTTTTCGGCTTTCGTGACGCGCTCCGGCCTTTTGCATTCGTCGGGGATTTGCGGGAGGTAGACCTTGATGACTTCCCAGTGGACTTTCGTTTCGCCATTGTTCTGCTTTCCAAAGTACCAGTAGCCGAACCGCTCTGCGGTCGAGCCGCCCTTGAACGGTCCGAAATACTTCGTTCCATCGGTGACGATGTACTTCATTCTTCCACTCGCATGCTGCCGACGAACCTCGGCTGGTTCTCGCGCGCAAGCGCGAGGAGCTTGTCGATCTTGTCCATGTCGAACACCGGCCTGCCCGTGGACATGAACGCCACCTGCGGACGGGACGGATACTCCTGGTTGAACAGCGACAGGTCGTTCGCGATCTCCTTGTCGGAGAGCTTCTGCCGCCGCCATGCCAACTGGTCGACGCTCACCGGCACGAGCCCGACGCCGACGCGCTTCCACTTCATCGGCTTGTCCGCCGGCGCGGTCTTGATCGTGAACGTGCCGTCGTCGGCGAACTCCAGCTTCTTGCCGCTGCGCACCTTGACCTGCTCCCAGTCGTCGGAAGGCGAGAACCGCCGGATGTACGACTGCTTCAGCAGCCAGCGTTCTTCGTCGTCGAGGCTGTTCTGGATCTGCTCGCGCAGCTTCTCCGGCAGGGTGCGTCCTGCGCCGTACGTCCGCGTCCAGTGGTACTCGTCGTGCTCCCACCACGAGAAGAACACGGCGTGCCACGGATCGGTGCGCTCGAACAGGTCCACCTCGCGTTGTCGCCAGGCGCGCCAGAAGTCGTCACGGAACTTCCCCTGGTCGCCATTGGCGGTACTCTCGTCGAATCCGTAGGTTCCTGGCAACGTAGGCAGGGAAGCCATCACGCCAGCTTGCTTGCGCTCGGCGTCGGGCCAGTGAGCGGTTTCGGACAAATGCACCATTGTCCTCGTTCCGCCACGACCAGGCTCGGGAGTTTCTGCGGATGTGACGTGGATCTCTCCACGGATCGGGTCTGTCCATACAAGCGAGCTCGTTGCCTTGGACTTCATCTTGAAGTCCCAGTGGACCGGTTCGTTGGTCTGTTGATTGTACGTCTTGACCATCGAGGTCCGCGCGGTCTCGGCGATCTGCAGCAGGAGCTTCGAGCGGTCCTTGTTGTCGGCGATGATCAGCCCGCGAAAGTTCTTCTCGCGCAGGAGCTTCTCGAACATGCACGCCTGGACGTACGTCGAGAATCCCATCTGCCGCGCCTTGAGGATGATGATGCGGACGGGGAGCCGCGCCATCTCCATCTGCAGGATCCACGACTCGAGCCGGCGCTGCGCGCGGTTGAGCTTGAGCGGCGCGATCTTGCCGGCCTTGTTGCGGATCGGGAAGTAGCGTTCGATCCATTCGCGGCGGGACAGCCTGGTGCGAATCAGGCGCACGCCGTTCGGTCCGAGCTCGAACTCGGGCGTGGGCGCGGAGTCCCCGTACACGCCGACGGTGCGGTCGAACAACCCCGAGTAGAGGTGGTTGTCGCGCACCTGCGCGTCTTCGCTCGACTCGTCGACGCGCTTCTGCAGCGCGCTGAGATCGGCAGGCTTGGGAGCCTTGAATGTCATTGTTCGCGGACGGCCTGTTCGCGCTTCTCGAGGAGGCTGGTGTTGGCCGACTCCATCGCCATCGCGATGCGGGTATCGCAGTCCGCGATCTCGCTGATGAGCCGGTCGACCTGTTCGTTGAACCTGGCGGTGAGCACGCGGCGTTCCTCCAGCAGCGCGACGAGGTCTCCGACGAACGGAGCGTCGCGCAGGGTGCGCACGCGATGCGAGCGGCGGTTGCGCATGCGCGCGGCTTCCAAGTGCTTCTCGCACAACGAGCGCCCGTTTTCGAGCTGGACGCCGCAGGACACGCAGCGGCTTTCTTCGCGCATCCGCTTGCGGTACTCCCGCATGTAGTGGCGGAGGCGTTCTTTCTTTTCGAGATCGGAGACTTGTGTGTTTTCCATAAGAGAGACGGGTCAGAAGTTCATCACTGCCGACCCGCCTTGTCTCCTCACAGTCCCTCTACGCGGAGACCGCTTGACCGTACTCAGCGCATGGACTTGCTGCCACGGCAGCGCCATTTCTTGCGGCTGAGATTGTTAGGAGAGTTCGGGTCGGAGCGCCAGTCGCCCTTGATCTTGTTCGACCGCGCGCAGTAGGCATCGCCCTTGGGGGTTCCTGGGCGGATCGAAGAGCCCGCCTGTCCGTAGCGGACGGTGCGGGTGCGGCCAGTGGAGGGGTTGGTGACCTTCTTCGAGAACCGCTTGGGCATAGAGCGAGCCTACTGCGCAGCGACGGGATTGGGGGCGCTGCTTGACTGGTGCGATTGCGTTTGTAGACTACGCACAGACGCAGGGCAAGCGAAATCTAGCAGCAGAAGCAAAATGAGCGTAAACCCTTACAAGGCCGATGCATGGATCGTTGTGCGCCAGCATCATGCGTACGGCCCGTTCCTTACAAAGATCGACGCTTGCGATGCCGCAATCTGTCGATGGGGGAATGACTCGGAGTGGGACGTTCAGCCGCTCAACCAGACGCTGCAGTACACGGCGGAGATCAAACGACCGTCGCCCCCGACCGAGGCCGAGGGCGACGAGGGCGAGCCGTTCTGATCACTCAGCACGGACGCTTCTTGCCAGTCTTCTTCTTCACGGATCACCTCCTTCTACGTCGACCTCGATATTGAGATCGACCTGACGGGCGGTCCACTGCAGCATCGTCTTCGCGCCGCGAACGGCGTTGGCATGCGATGCATAGGTTTCGGAGTGGGCCATGATCTCTCCGTTCGATCCGACGATGCGCCAGTACCAGGCGCTGCCTTCGTCGACTCGACGAACTTCGATGCGGGGGGGATTGTTCATCATTTCCTCGTGAGGTCGGCGATGGTCTTCTTGCGGGTCCAGTCGCGTCCCAGCCAGGTCATAATCATGGACGCGATGGCGATGCCGATGGCTTCCGGCAGACCGACCGCTTTCGACACGCCGCCGGCGATGCCTTCGACGCGGTCCTCGACCTTCTTGCCGATGGCATCGACATTGTGGTCGAACTGCTCTCGAGCGAGATCGAACCTGCGTTCGACATCAGCCTTGCTGGCCGAGTCCTTCTGCAGGTCGGCGACCTCGCTCTCGATGACCGTGAACCGCTTGTCGACGTTCCAGCCGAGCTCCCTGATGTCCGTGCTCATTGCGCAGGACGGAAGCCAGACGAGGCAGAACGCGACGGCGGGTTTCATTGAACGGGCGGGACGATGGCGTCGGGCGCGGCGAACACGAGGCCGAAGGTGACATCGTCGCCAGGCCGCAGGATGCCGGAGTCCTTCAGCCACAGCGGAAGCACGTCGCCTTCGCTGAACGTCTGCTTGACGCCCATCGAGCGCGACCACAGGAAGATCTTGCCGGCGGCGACGGTGTACGGGCCGAACAGTTGCGCGCCGTCCTTCTGGAACACCTCGACGGTCATCTGGCCGTGGGCGATGACGAGCAGCGTGTCGCCGTCGAACCGCGTGGTGGCGATGGACGAGTCCGTGTCGGTCTGCACCTGGAGCGAACCGACGACGGGCGTGCGGCAGCTCGTGGCGAACACGAACAGCGCGGCGACGAGCAGCCAGAACGAGAGGCGGGAGATGGCAAGCATGATGTTTCTCAAGGGAGGTTGAGTTGAGGAGGCGGAGGCTGGTCGGGCTTCTGGATGTTGGCCTCCAGCATCTTGGAGACGAGCTTCTTCGCCCGTGCCTGCTGCAGCATCTCGATGGCCTTCAGCACATGCGTCGGCCTTCTCGACGTGCGCAGGATGCGGGTGATCGTGCGCGAGACCATGTACTCGGCCTCGGCTTCCGACAGCGGCAGGCCGGCATCGAGCTTCTTCTCGATCTCGGCGATGCGCTCCAGGAACCCGACATCCGCAGCGGGGACGTACGACCGCTGGTCGCCTTCGCCTTGCGGGCGTTCCCAGACATGCGCACGTCCTTGAATGCGACGTTCGTACTCCTGACGCCCACGAGCCTGGCTCATGCGCATCACGAAGTCGGCGTCTTCGCCGTCGAACTTCGGAACGTACGGTTCGTCGGGCGTGAGATCGTCGCCCTTGCCGTTCATAATCACGCGCCGCAGCAGCCGGTGACGATGTACTTCATTCTTCCACCGCTCTTCATCGAGCTCTTCTTGCCGCTGCGCGCACCCTTCGGCATCATCGCCTTCTTCGCGGCGCCGCCAGCCTTGGCAGCGGAGACGCGACGGGAACCGGTGTTGATCGTTTGCTTGCCACCACTCTTCATTGTTTCTTCCTCGTCCCTCCGCTGATGCGCATGGCGCCGGCGGGCGCCTGCATAGCGGTGTACATCGCGTCGCGCTTCTTGCCAGCGGTGCGTTGCTTCAACGCCTCGCGAGTGCGCTCCGTAGCTTCGTAGCGGCGGCTCTCGCCGCGCTCATGGCGCGGGCCTTCGCCCGACTCGTAACGGCCTTCACGCTTCTTGTGAACCATGTCAGTAGCTCGTTTGCAGAGATGCGAATTGCGTCCTTGCCTGATAGTACGCTTCTTTCTGCGTAGTCGTCAAGGTCAAGGGACTGGTCACCCGCAAGTAGTTGACATCTTCTCGAGGGTCGGCCTGCAAATCGTAGAACGCATCGCCGTCCGTGGTCGTGACAGGAGTCCATACTCCAGGCAACCCTTCTGTCATGTCCGTGAACGACGTGCCGCTTCCGTTGAACCGGATCAGCTTGTAGTACCTGCCGCCATAAAGCGTAACGACCGCGCGCAATCCAATCGTGCTGGCGTTGAGGTGTGGAATGTTGTACGCGAACTTGTCGACCAGCAGGCTGGTTCTGGCTGGGGTGGCGGTCGGATCCTGGCAGACGTTCCAGAACGAGGTGCTGTTGCGTGTTCCGGTGAACGTGCCGGTGGAGTGATCGGGCGGGGTGGATACCAGTCCCATGCTGCCCTGTCCGATATCCACGATGGTGGCAAACAGGTCGGAGGGCGAGACAAGCGCGGTGGTGGTTCTGCCAGGCGTGGAGACGCCAGGACCGGCCACGACCATGGGGACGTTGACTCCGAGGTCGAACGCGCTGTACTTGGCCTTGGAGCCGTTGAGATTTCCGCCGATCTCCTTGCCGCCGCTGCCGTTGTCGGACCAGACGATCACGACGGTGTTCGCCAGGACATCCTGCGGGATGCCGGCCAGGAACTGCCCGAAGAGAGTATCCATGGCCTGGACCATAGCGGAGTAGAACGTCCGGCTGCTGGTCTGCAGTTCGGTAGGCGTGGCAAACGCCGTGCTTACATTTTGTCCATCCTCGGGGAGGACGTACTTCGTGGTGTCGTACAGTTCCGCCGGCGGCCTGTGGAACGGCCCGTGCGGCAGGTTGATGGGCATGTACGCGAACCAGGGCTGGGGAGTGCGCTTGATCCAGTCGAGCGCCTTGTCGATGGTCCAGGACGGCAGGTAGCGGTCGACGCGCTCCATCGAGATCTCGACGCCGGTCTCGGTCTTCTTGGAGTGCCAGCCTTCGAAGAAGTAGTAGCCTTGGTAGTCGACGTTGCCCTGCGTGCCGTAGAACTCGTCGAACCCCACCGTGAGCGGGTGCGAGGCCATCCCGCCCATCGAGCTGTAGTTGGACAGGTGCCACTTCCCGAACGCGCCACACTTGTAGGCGTAGTTCGTGGCCTGCTTCAATCCTTTCGGCAGCCCGACCTCGAGATCAAGCAGCGGCTGGTCGTTGGCATCCACCAACGCGCCGACCCCAGTCTTGAACCCGTACCGCCCCGACATCCATTGAGCGCGCGTAGGCGAGCAGAACGGCTGGCTGTAAGCGCGCGTAAACTTGACGCCACGCTGTACGAGCGCATCCAGGTTGGGAGTCGGGATGTTGCCCAGCGTCGTGTCGTACGCCGACAGCGAGTAACGATCCATGAACAGATGCCAGGCATCCATTCCAAAGTCGTCAGGCGCCCACACGATGATGTTCGGTCGCACGTTGATCTCCAGCGCCTCCGGCCTCACCGGCGGCACAGCCACAGTAACAGCCGGCATGCGCCTATCCTATCAACTCACCGTCTACCTACTGTCCTAGACTTTTTCCTACTCTTACCGTCAAGCGAAAACCCTGATTCCTATACAGTTGCAACTGCCCAAACCCGCCACACTTACAGCAGCCAACGCAAGTCGTGCGGCTTCTCTTCTGGCGCTCCGCCCGCTCTCGATGGTACAACCCCCCACACCCCCACCCACGTAAGCATGAGCTACTAGCGTTAGCTCATCAGCGCGAGCGCGAGTGGCTGGCGACTGCTCGTTCCACTACCGTTCGCTCCACGAACGGGCTACCGCACGCAGCCATGAGGACGCGAGTGGATTCGCTCGCCGCAGCAACGCATGCCGCCGCGACACCAGCAGCCAGAGCGCCAGCTGCCGCAGACGTCAGCTGCCCAGGACGCAAGTTATCCACAGCCAGCGCCAAAGTTATCCACAACGTGCGACATAACCGCCAGCTATCGCACCCCCGCCCCCGCTTATGATAGCACCAGCAACTGTCGCAAAAAGCAACACCTGTCGACAAACGCATCACACCACCAGCCACCAGCGCGTAGTCGCACGCCGTTTAAGCCTCTCCCGCTCCTGCGCCGGTGAGCCGGTGCAGTCAAAGCCCAACGAGCGGACGCGAGGCGGGAGTCTGACGATAGATCGTCAGCCTAGGCGGGAGTCTAACCACCAGCTACCAGCCGACCGCAGCCGCCCAGGATGCTAGCCGGCGACCGTACCTAGGAAATTGCGCGAGGGCATTGCCCCCTCCCCGCGTCGACGGCGGCGCAAGCCCCCTGGCACCCCCGCCTAGGGGGGTCTCAAGCCCGCGCGCGTGCGTCCGACGGCCTCCGAGAGCGCGCGACGGCGGGTGGATCGTCCCCCGCTCCCTCCCTCTCGCCTATCGCACGACGCCAGCGCAGCGCAGGCAGGCAAGCGCGGCAAGCGCAGGCGCAGCGCAGGCAGGCGCAGGCAGGCGCAGGCGCGGGCGCGCTGCCGCTGCCAGTCTGGAAACGGCGCGGCCTGCCGCTGCGCGCAGGCGCAGGCAGGCAGGCCGCGGAAGTCTGGCAGGCGCGGTTTAGTAAACTGGCAGGCGGTGCGCCTTGCCTGCGCGGCGCGCGGGCGCAAGGCGCAGCGCGCCGATGGACTTGCCGCAGGCGGCAGCGACGATCTGGCGCGGGTCTGCCTGCCGCAGTTCCGGCAGCGCCTGCGGCTGCGCGGTGCCTACTGCGCTGCGCTGGAATCCGCGGTCTGCCTGCGCGCTGCGCAGGCGCGCGGCAAGGCGCAGGCGCGCGGCGCGCAGGTTCCAGTCCAGCCATGGCGCGCAGTCCGGTTCAGGCGCGCGCGCAGGCAGCGGCGCGGCATCGGCAGGCAGGTAGTGCGCTGCGCGCTGCCGCTGCCCGCGCAGGTGCGCAGCGCAGGCCGCGCAGGCGCAGGAGTCTAGCCGCGCTTGGAAGTCTGCCGCGGTGCGCGGCGCGCAGTTGCCTGCCAAGCGCAGGCGCTGCGCAGCCGTTGCCAGTTCCTGCGCCTTGCGCAGGCGCGGTAGCGCGCGCTGCCAGACTTGCAGCGCAGGCAGGCGCGCGGCCTGCGGCGCGGCATCGGTGGAATCCTGGCAGGCCGCGGCAGCGGCGCGCTGCGCTTCCTGGCCTTGCGGCAGGCGCAGGACGTAGCGTTGCCAGACGGCGCAGGCGCGCGCGGCGCGCTGCGCAGCAGTCTGCCAGTCTGCCGCGCTGCGCGGCGCAGGCAGGCGCGCGGCAGCGCGCTGCCAGACTGCGCAGGCAGGCGCGCGCTGCCAGCCTGCAGGCAGGCGCAAGCGCAGGATGCCAGACTGCAGCACTGCAGTAGTCGCGCGGTCTGCGGCGTAGTCGCTACGCGTCTGCGGCAAGCCTTGTCCGCGGAACAGATCCAGAACGCTGCGAGGATCCAGACTGCCGCGGCGGTGCGCAGGCGCGCCGCGCACGATCCCAATGCCAGACTTGTGCGCTGCCAGACCGTGTAAACCGCGCGACTCATGCGCTACTGCGGACGGTTCCAGTCTGGCAGGCGGCGCGCCGTCCACTGCGGCCGCGACAATCT